GCTATCCGTATGCCAGCCGGTCAGCGGCCCATGACCGAGATCGAAGCCCAGCGTGTCAAATCCAGCTGGCGCGCAAAGTACGGCGGCGACAATCGTGGCGAGATAGCCATGCTTGAGAACGGCGCGTCAATCGAACGCATCAGCTTGAACATGGAAGAACTCGCGTTCGACGCGCTGCGTAAGGTGCCTGAGGCGCGCATTAGCGCGGGCTTTCTCATTCCGCCTGAGTATTCTGGCTTGACCGTGGGGCTTGAGCATAGCACCTATAACAACGTCAACGAGGCGCGGCGCGGGTTCTTTGAAGATACGATCGTGCAACTCCTGGCACTGGACGCGGGCGAACTAGAGCAAGACCTTGGTGCTGACTTTGGCGGCAATCTGACGATTGAGCATGACTTGTCCAAAGTTGTAGCCCTGCAAGAGAACGAGGATGCGAAGTGGGTACGCGCGGTATCGGGCTGGGAGAAGGGGCTAATCACCCAGAACGAAGGGCGGCAGCATATCGGGCTGGCCGAACTACCCGGCGGCGATGTGTTCAAGATGCCGCCCGCGCTGCCCGGCAGTATGCCGCAGATCATTGACGTGACCCCAACCAAGCAGCGCCAGTTCAAGGCATCGCCGGCGCTGTCGGTCGAACGCAAGATTGAGAAGGCGGTCGCGAAATACTTAGCGGGTGAATACGAGCGTGCAGCACAGGCGGTATAACAATGATTGACCAGCGCTCACAGCCACTAGACACCCATGGTATAATGCAAGAGAACGCGTGGTCGCTGACGCCTGCACAACGCGTTATGCTTCAGACATTGCGCCGGGTACTTATATCGACGCTCAAGATGATCGAAGAAATACTCAAGACCTGACCCCATAATTGAAGATACCCATCGCCTAATCGCGTTTGCTAACCGGCGTTGTTCATGCCCTTCTGGGTGTGAGCAACGCCGGTTTTTATTATGCCAAAAACAGCGCCCCGCGAACAGAAGAAAGACCCGACCTCGGACATGGACGACGGCAGCGCGATTGCGAAGCTGATGGCCGTGTTCTACCGGGCGCTGATGGAAGACGCCTTTGCCGATGCCGCTGAACGTGGCGTGAGCGTGGTGTGGGACATACACAATCCGATTACTCAGGCCCGGCTCGCGCAATTGGCGAAGAACATCAAAAGCGTACCCGAAACGACTAAAGACAACGTGCGCCGCTTGACCGACCGGGCAAACGAAGAGGGCTGGTCAAGTGAGCAGTTGGCAAAAGCTATTCTCGAAAAGGGCGAGATCGATAGTCGCTACCGCGCAACGATGATAGCCCGTACCGAAACCGGCACCGCCTACAACCTTGGCAGTATTGACGCCTATCGCATCGGCGGAGTAACACACGTGGACGTGCTTGACGGCGACGACGATGAGCCATGCGCCAGCGCGAACGGGTCACGGTGGACGCTTGAAGAAGCCGAAGCCAATCCCTTAGGACATCCCAATTGTACCCGGGCATTCTCGCCCGTCGTGGAGAGTTAGCAATGGAACACAAGGCAGCACCAGCATTCTTGATGGGCATCGACGGGCGCACCGTCACCGGCATAGCCGCTGTCCACGGCAACGTGGACGACGGTGGCGACCGCTCGTATCCGGGCGTGTTCGGTGACTTCACCGTCAACGGCCGCAGCCGGGCGCGCTTCCTGTGGCAGCACGACAGCAACCAGCCGCCGATCGCCACCATCGATCAGGTGTACGAAGTCGGCCGCGCTGACCTGCCCGATGCGGTGCTGAAGTACGCGCCCAATGCAACCGGCGGCACCGCCGTGAAGCGCACCTATCTAGAGGACGCCTTTGCGGATCGGGTGTTCGGCGGCGTGCGCTCGGGCGCAATCACCGAGATGTCCTACGCCTACGATGCCAAAGACTTCAAGCACATTGAGGAAGGCGATCGGCTGGTACGCGACATCTACAAAGCTGAAGTGTACGACTGGTCAGACGTGAATTGGGGCATGAACCCGGCGACATCAGCCGATGGGCAAAAGGGGCTTGACTGGAAGGTCTACCCGTTTGCCGCGCACAGCGATGCGGTGGAAGCTGCGTTAGCTGCATATACCAAGCGTGCGCGCGAGTTGAAAGACATACGCGCGAAAGAGGGCCGGGTGCTTTCCGGCGAAAACCGCAAGCGGATCGAAAGTGCCGTGGAAGCGCTGGCCGGCGCGACCGACGCCTTGAAGAATCTGCTGACCGCAACCGAACCGCAAAAGACAGGCGGGCGCGCTGAAACCAACCAGCTACGGGCGCTTTGGGCGCAGCAGCAGCAGCGCATCCGCGAACTAGGAGTACCCCTGATATGAGTAGGCAGAAAGAGCAGAAGTTGCTTGCCGAGATTGCCGAGAAGTCGAACGCCGTGTCGTCCATCTGGAACAAGGCCGGCGATGACGACTTGGACGCAGCGACCAAGCAAGAGGTGATCACCCTCAACAAAGAGATTGAGGAGCGCGAGCTAGAGGTTAAGGAAATCCGCGAGCAGCGCGAGATGCGCGAGCAGTCAGCGCTCCGAGCCAAGGAATACAACACGCCCGCGCAAGGCGAGCGATTGCCCACACCATCGAACAATGGCGGCGAAGCGCGCGACCAGGCGAAGACCATTGGCGAGCGGTTCGTTGACAGCCCGGCGTTCAAGTCGTGGTTGAACACGGTCGCGCCGAAGGGGCACATCCCCGAGCGCGCGCGTGTGCAATCCCCCGGCATCGAGATTGACTCCAAGACCCTGATTACGGGTGTGTCGTCCACCAGCGGCGGCGCGTTCGTGGTGAACGAGCGCTTGAACATTGTTGATCAAGGGCTGTTCTACCGCCCGCTGACCGTGCTTGACCTGATCACACGCGGCACCACCGGGAGTGACACGGTGGAGTACGTGCGCCAGGGCACGCACACCAACAACGCCGCGCCTGTGGCCGAGGCCACCGCAACCGGTGACGGCACCGGGGCGAAGCCTGAGTCGGCAATGGCGCTGTCAATCATCACCGAAACGGTCAAGACGATCGCGCACTGGATACCAGCAACGCGCCGCGCGCTGGCCGACGCCGGGCAGCTTCGCAGCCTGATCGATAGCTTCCTGCGCTATGGACTGATGGAAGAGCTGGAAGATCAGGTGCTGAACGGCTCGGGTGTGGGTGAGAACTTCACCGGCATCTACAACACCACCGGCACGACCACGCAGGCGTGGGACACGAACATTCTGACGACCACCCGCAAGGCGCGCACCAAGGTGATGACCACCGGGCGCGGCACGCCGACCGCCTACCTGTTGCACCCCACCGATTGGGAGACCATCGATCTGCTGCAGGACAACGAGAACCGCTACTACTTTGGTGGGCCGTCGGCCATTGGCAACCCGCGATTGTGGGGGCTGCCGGTGGTGGAAAGCGAAGCGAACACGGTCGGCTTTGGCCTGTGTGCGGACTTCCGGTTGGCGATGCTGTGGGATCGCGAGCAGACGCAAATTCTGGTCAGCGATAGCCATAGTGACTTTTTCGTTCGCAACTTGCTGGCGATCTTGGCTGAGATGCGCGCCGCGTTCGGCGTCATTCGCCCGGCCGCCTTTGTCGAGATGGACTTGACCGCATAGTTAGGCATAACGGGGCCGGGCTACGGTTCGGCCCCCTATCCATAGGGGAGTTATCCAATGAGTACACTCAACGGGCGCGCCGGGCGCACAGTCGAAGCCAAGACCGCGAACTATACCGTGGTTGCCAACACCGACAACGGGAAGATTTTCACCAACGAGGGCGCGGGCGGCGCTATTACGTTCGCGTTGCCAGCCGCAACGGTCGGCCAGTGGTACCGCTTTACGGCCAAGGCTGCACAAGAGTTGCGGATTGATCCGAACGGCACCGAGACGATCGCGCTGCCGTCCACCGGCGCACAGCAAGCCGCCGGCGCGTACCTGACCGCGAACGCCGACGGCGAAAGCGTCGAGGTGGTGTGTGTCAAGGCGGGCGTGTGGGAAGCCGTGTCCTACACCGGCACATGGACAGCGGTCTAATAGGAGGCTCAATCATGGCATATCTTGATCCCGCTGCCGGGGCTGCACGCGAGGCCGGCGCAGAGAACCAGGACATTCTCGCCGCCGTGCCGGTCGCCGCAATCCCCGATCTGGTGGCGATTACGGGCGGCGACGTGCCGACCGAAGCCGAACACAACCTGATCATCACCAAGGTCAACGCCTTGCTTGCGGCCTTCCGCACGGCTGGGCTGATTACACCGTAGTGAGTTGCCTGATCTGTGGTGCCGCGCATACCAAGTGCCCGGGCACAACGCCGGCACCGCAGTTCATTATTGACTTGGAGGTCGAACCAATGGCGAGCAATCTTTACACATCCGACCGGCGCTTGTATCTCAACGCCGATAGTAAGGTGGTCGAAGCGGATGACCCGTCGCGCGTGTCACTCCTTGTGCCTGAGGGCGGCACGATCCCAATGGCCGACGCTGAGAAGTACGGGCTGACTACACCCGTCGCGCCGGTCAAGGCTGCGCCACCCGCGAACAAAGCCAAGCTGCCGAGCGAGAATAAGTAGCTATGTCCTACGCCACGATAGCCGAACTTCGCGACAACCTTGACCAGCTCCCCGAGTATGGTCAACAGCGCATCACCGTGACCGGCTCGCCTACGGGCGGCACGTTCACGCTGGTGTACGAGGGCGCGGCCACGGCGGCGATTGCCTATAACGCGCCCGCAACCGTCGTGCAAACGGCGCTGCGTGCGCTCGCAGCGGTCGGCAGTAGTGGCGTCAACGTGAGCGGCGCGCCCGGCGCGTGGCTGGCGAAGTTTCAAGGGTCGCTTGCCACCGACGCCGGGCCGCTGTCCCTTGGCACGAACAGCTTGACGGGCGGGTCAACCCCGAGCGTGACCATCGCCACGGCGAACGACGCACGCCTGCAGCGCGTGTTAGACCGCGCCACGTCGATCATTGACGGCATCCTTGGGGTCACGTTCGACACGGCTGGTACGGGGACGCTGGTGGTGTATGGCGATGGCACCGACTACTTAGTACCGCCCGCGTTTGTGACAGGAAGTGTCACAGCCGTGACCGCGCCTAGTGGGTACACCGTGCCGGATTATACGGTCATCGATGGGGCGCTGGTCATCACCCGCAGTAGCGTGCTGGGTGAGTGGTACGTGAGCGAAACGCTGTCGGGGATACACAGGTACCCGTATGGCGGCTGGCTGGCCGGCGTGCCCTACACCGTGGCTGCTACGTT